ATCAATTGTTTCTGGATACATAGTTGTACGGAAGAATTTTATTATATTTTCAATCTCTATTGCTTCTCTTTGAGATGTGGCTATTAATTTAAAAGTAAACGAGAACTCTCTTAGTGCAACAGATTTAAATAGGTTGATAGTGTTAGGGTTTACTGTCACTGCTAAAGCATTTGTAACGGCACCACCAGCTATAGCACTTTTTTGTGCTAATCTAGTTGCCGCTAATCTTGCCGCCGCTTGATCAGCAATACCACCTTTTAACAAGTTTATTGTACTACCTGTTGCTTGACCAACACCTCTTGCTAATGAACTTACCGCACCAAGACCAGATTTAATACCAGCAGAAGCAATACCGCCTATTGCACCAAGTTCCATATTCTCATATGATACCTGATCGTCAAACCTAAGACTTGATGGAAGATATAGTATAACACCAGTATCATACTGGGGTATTGATTTGGCTGATGAGACAATCGGTTGTAGGTCATTTGGAGAACCTAATCCTACACTTGTATCAAATTCACTTGCTCTTGCAATTTCACGTTGCGTTTCTAAATATGCCGTTGTAGCAGAGTTTACCAACTGTGATAATACACCAGCCCCATTTTCTCTCCTAAAGGCGGCACCTATATTAGCACCAGATATTTCAGGTGCCGTGTACACAACTGGTGTGAATCGAATGGTGCCTTTGTAATCATCTCTTTTATGAAATGGAAAAGTATAAGGACTTGCATTGGCGTTTGTCATGTTTTTAACCTGATAAATAAAAAGGAATTATATAAGATATTTATACACTAAAATGGCATACTCTGGAAAGTATATAGTTAAAAACCCATCTAAGTACAAAGGTGACCATACACGTGTCACTTATCGTTCTTTATGGGAAAGAAACTCATTCGCTTGGTGCGAAAACAACCCTAATATAAAAGATTGGTCTTCTGAGGAAACAGTGATACCATATTACTATGATGTTGATAAAAAGTACCATAGATACTTCATGGATCTTAAGATTACTTATACTAATGGTAAAACATGTTTAGTTGAGATTAAACCAGACAAAGAAACTAAACCGCCTAAAAGACCTGACAAGACAAGACGTTACTTGAATGAATCATTGACTTATATTAAGAATATGAATAAGTGGGACGCCGCAAGAGAATACGCCAAGGATCGTAATTGGGGTTTTGAGATATGGACTGAGGACACCTTGACTCAAATGGGGATATTAAAAAAAGCCTTAAAGCCATTGAAACCTCTTAGAAAACCTAAGAAAAAACCTAAGAAAAAGGTATAAATAACTACATGAGTAATATTTTTAAAAACATGGAATTAGAAGCCTTTCGTAACGGAATTCAGCCGCGTACTAAACAGTCGCGTGAATGGTTTCGTAAGAAGGCTGTTGCAATGGGTAAAGTCAATCGTGCAACTCTAATGAAAGAAGACCCTATCGTTCTAAAGAATAGAACAGTGCTTGGATCTATGTGTATGTTTTTCTATGACCCAAAAGGTAAAGACACTTTACCATTCTATGATTCATTCCCTTTAGTTATCGTTTTAGGTCCTGCCAAAGGTGGTTTTATGGGATTGAACTTACACTACCTACCATTAGTTCTACGAGCAAAGTTTTTAGACAATTTACTTGATGTGACAAGCAATAAAAAATATAATAGAAGCACTCGATTTGATGTGACGTATGATCTTTTACAAGGTGCGGCAAAGTTTAAAGAGTTTAAACCATGTCTAAAGCATTACTTGTCTAGTCAAGTAAGAAGTAAGTTTGCATTTGTAGAAGCACCTGAGTGGGAAATTGCCGCTTTCTTACCAACAGCCGATTTCCAGAAAGCGTCTGCAACTAAAGTCCATGCAGATTCAAGAAGAAAGATTAATAAATGACATATAGTGTAGATCAATTAAAAGGATTGATGTCTAGTAAAGGTGGCATTGCAATGGGCAATGTCTACAGAGTTATACTTCCGTCACTTCCCGGTGCGACTTCTACAGATGTAAATTTGTTATGCTCAAGAGTAAATATTCCAGGCAAACAGGTTGTTACGTATGATCGAGAAATTGGTCACAAGATGGAAAAAATTGCATACAGACAATTGTATGAAGATGTTACTATGACTTTCTTCTTACTGAATGATTATGGTGTGCGTAACTATTTTGATACTTGGACAGACGCAATCGTAGATCAAGACTCTTATCAGATAAAGTATAAGAACACATATACAAAACAGATTAAGATACAGCAATTAAAGAAAGGTATTGGTTTTCCTGTGTATTCTACACCATTGGGACTGCCTTTGTTACCAGCAGAAATACAGAACAGACTTCCAAGTATAGGTGGATTTGATCTTGCACAAGGAACATTCGACTTAGATTTCATTACGGACGATAAAGTAGTGTATGAAGTTTCTTTAGAGGAAGCTTTTCCTACTACTATAACAGGTGTAGAACTCGGTAATGCTAATGGTGAGATACTTGAGTTTAACGTCACTTTCTCGTACACTAAATACAATATAACAAAGAGCAGACAAGCAACACCTAACAGTGATTTTATAACGTCACAACTTGGCACATTATTAACTAATATATGAGGACTACCTGAATGGCACTACCAAAACTGAATGATACTCCAAAGCACGAACTTGTTATACCTTCAAGCAACCAAAAAATTAGATATAGACCTTACTTGGTGAAAGAAGAAAAGGTTATGATGATGGCTATGGAATCACAAGACATGACGGCAATTCTTAATGCCGTGGCTGATACAGTCGATGCTTGTATTGAGAATGACATTAGTACGAAAGAGTTGGCTATATTCGACATTGAATATTTGTTCACACAGATACGAGCAAAGTCTGTTGGCGAAAGTAGCAAAATAAACCTTAAATGTTCTAATAAAGAATGTGAAGTTGATAACGAGATTGATGTAGATATTTCAAGTATCACGATCGATGTTCCTGATATTGATCATGTCATTAAGATTACTGATGAAATTAGTATAGAAATGAAATGGCCTTCGTATTCTGATATGTTAGAGTTGGGTATCACAGATGCACAATCAGCTAACGAAGGTGCGTTTGCAATGATTGCTAAATGTATTAGTGCAATCGTCACAGAAGAAGAAAGAATTGTGACATCTGATGTACCAAAAAAAGAAGTGTCAGACTTTATTGACTCTATGACTAAAGACCAGTTTTCTAAAGTAAGTGCCTACATTGAATCTATGCCTAAACTATCTCACACAGTCAATTTCGATTGTAACAAATGTAAACATGCCAACGAAATTGTTTTAGAAGGTTTGGCAGATTTTTTTTAATATGCCTTTCTCACGACAACTTGGTGAATTATTACGGAACAAACTTTCAATTGATGCAACATCATAGTTACTCATTGACTGAAATAGAACTAATGATTCCGTGGGAAAGAGAAGTCTACTTGAATATGTTAATGGATTATTTGAAAGAAGAAAAAGAAGCAGAAAGACAAAGGAACGCCTAACATGGCTGATGCAACACTCAATGACGTAATATTAAAATTACGTGCTGATAACGATAAACAATTAAGAGAACAACACAGCACAACAGATGCAGTTAAAAACTTGTCTAGTACCATAAGAGCGTTGCTTGAAAAGATGGAAGGCGACGCATTAAAGAATCGTGAAGCTTTACTTGAGGCCAATAAGAAAAATAAACAACCTAAACCAGATACGAACACTAGTAGTAGAAGTAGTAGTAATGGTAAAAGTTTAGCTGTATTTGGTAATCCTTTTAAAGGTTTGTTCAGTAGTATAGGTTCGCTTGTTGCATTTGCTGGAGCGTTTGCATTGGCTACTGAAGGTTTAGGTCCTTCTATAAAAGATCTAAATAAATTTACAAAAGGTATGAACAAATTATTCCTCTTGCCAGCAAGATTAGCAACAGACCTTGTTGTAGCTCCTGGAAAATCCATATACGATAAAGTCTTTAAAAATGTTAAGTTGATCGAGGATTCGGTAGAAAAACGTTTTAGCCCCTTTTTAAGACGAGTGACTCCAG